CCCGCCCAATATCAATATCAAGCGCATTCGCGTCACGTTTCGTACTGGCAAAAAATGGACGATGCCAGCCAACGCCTTCTTGTCTAGCAACTAGACCGGCTACAGCGGCGTACAGGTTCAAAGCTTCTGCTTGCGCAGGGTCGACCGAAGTTTTCCCTTCTTCGCCTTTTGACGGCGCCATAGCAACTAGCTTCTGGGAGCTCGGCGACACCTCGCCTTGCCACACACCCGGGGCTAAAATGTTATTCGTGTCAATTAACAAACCGAGAAGTTGGGCAATACGATCAGCGCCGGTGTCATCAAGAAAAGCCGCTTGCACGGCTTGCTGGAATTCAATCTGTTGCGCATACGGTGCATTGTGGATGCCGGGCAAGACACCGGTGCTACGCCCCGGGCGGGCCTCAAACGAGACTTGGCCGAGGTGCCGCATGACGCCATCTTCGAAGTCAAACTTAGCAAGCTGCGTGTCTTCCTTGCTCGGGTCGTGACGAAACGCGTGCGCCAGCCAATTGTCTCGATGCGCCTGAGCGTCGATGATGACGCGGGTCTTGAACGGTTTCCCATTCTTCAGCGGATAGTCGTAACGAATCCAACCCTTTTTCTCGCTCGATGCTTCGGTCGCTTTCTTGACGCCGGAGTTTTCCATCCGGGCTTTCATTGCTACCCAGATCGCGGCCTGCACCTGCTGCGGTTCCCAACCTAACTCCTTGGCAATCGCATTGGTTTCGTTCTCCATGAACGAATACTGATTTGAGTTTGGCGCATCGGTTGGATACTCAGCCGCACGCATCATCCACATGTCGATTGTCGCGCCCTGCTTGCCGGCGGTTGTCGGGTCAATTTCACGAAGTAGATTATTGAAGAAGTTACCGGTCTTCTCGCCTGACCAAAACTCGTCAACGTCATCCATCGCGGCCTTGGCCTTGGAGTCCATGACACCGGTCTTCACGCTGATCGGTAATCCGGCTTTGTACTGCGCCCATGCGCGTAGTGCAAAAGTTGAATTTGCATCAACCTTAGCCTGCGGCGAATAGATGGCCAGCAAGGCTACAAACTTCCGGGCTTCCTGTACATTACCGCCAACCATCCGCAATATTGCGCGGCTGCTGTTCTCGTACCAGTAACGACCCGGTGCACCTTCTTGCGTTAACTTGCGCAGGCTCTTGCGTAGCGTGCCGATCTTGCCGGGGGTATTGTATTTCGGAGGGGCGCCAAGGTATTTGCCGTCCTTCATTGGCAACTTCTCAACGACGGCACCGCCGCGACTATAGGCCAGCTTCCGGCCTTCTAGCGCAGCGCGTACTCGCGGAGCGTTGGCCGGCGTGAACATGATCCCGCCTTCAACTGGCCGCCCGACTACGCCTTCAGGGAGGATGCCGCGAATCTCATCGACGTCACCCTTGACCATGATACTGCCGTCTTTCTGCGGAATGGCCTCGTACTCGCCGAGGGTTGTGGTCTTTTCTTTGCGAGCAAACGCCGGTGCTTCTTCCAGCGATTGGACTGGCACGGCGTCGTGCTTATTACCTAGCAAGACGACAGCACCGCCGTTGCCAAATGGCGCGATGTAACCATCGAACCCGGCGTCAATGACTGCCGACTCGAAAGCATTAGCGTTAGGCTGAGGGGCGATCAGACGGGTCGCCGGATCGTAGATGTTGTTAAGTTGGACCTCATGAGCAAAGCGACCTACGCCGCTCTCAGGGCGTATGCCCTTGCCTGTGTCCACATAGAAATAGATGCGGTTACCGATCCGCGAGTCAGTGCTCTGACGTAGGCGGCCTGCCTCTGCGCCACGGATACCCGTGCCGTAGTAGTTGCCGCTTAACGACGTTTGAACCCGGGGCGAGTAGTGCCGGCCGACGACTGAGATTGCGCCTTCGATTGGCTCTCCGTAGCTTGGGAGCTCACCGCGCCTACTTTTTGCAGGTACTGGTCCACCTCGTTCTGCAGCTTGCTGTACGCCTTCAACTCCGGCGGGGATATTTGTTTCACGTTGTTCTCCTTGAGTCCGATCCTTACGATACGCGATAAGCGCCTCGCGTGCAACCATCTTGGCCTTCGCCAAGTCACGCATGTAAGCGTCGACCTTAGCCGACTGGCCACGTCCCTGCGTCGTTTTGCCGCGCAAGGTGGCCATCAGGTTGTCGATAATGCTTAGCCACTTCTCAACAAAACCTTTGAACCCTTCAGGGTCAGCCTGCGCTACATCAGCCCAGAATTGTTTATCAACGGCACGGTTGCCAAGGAAGTCGGCGGTCATCTCTGACCGGGTTACTGGGTCGGCTAACAGCTCTTGAATACGCGCTTCGCGTGCAGCCGGGTCAGTAATACCTGCCAGCTCAGCCTTAGCTAGAAACTTCTCAAGATAGGCACGCTTGCCCTTCTCGGTTAGGTTGTCGTCATAGAGCGAATTTATTGCCGCAACGAACCGCTGAGCCGGCGTGTCGGTTAAACCTTGACGGGCTTCAGCTAATGCGATCTGCTCGACGGTATGCGTAAATTCATGGAGCGTTGTTCGGGTTACGTTGATGTCTACGTTGGCCGTATTAATAAACCCTTGACCACCTAGCGCGACACCGTTCATCGCCGTTGGGTTAGTGTCATGGTACGCGTACAACTTACCGCCAAACTGGCTGTCCAGCGCATCGGCGATTTGATTGATGCCGGCGGTTTCTGCATCAGGCGCAGGGTTTAACTGCGCAGGTACTTCTACGTTATTAGCGGCAGCCCAGCCTTCAAGAGACTGTTGCGCAGCTGCTCTTGCTTCTGTGGCGGCAATTTCTCTGTCTGCTTGCGCAACAGGTACGTTAGGCATTGCGGCCGGTCCAGCTTCCGGGATTGAGATGAAGTTGTCTTCGACACTTGGGGCTTCCGTGGTTGGCGCCAGTCGCAATTTATCAAGGCCGAATCTTTGTTCGGTCTCAAGGCTTGGCACAGGTAAAACCGGGGCGTCCATTGTAGGCTCGACACGTCCCGGAATCTGTTGTATTTCCGCCACAGGTCCAAGCGTCGGCTCAATACGACCCATGTTAAGGACAGGCACTGGTCCAAGGATATCGTTAGCGTCGCCAGCCAGCTGCTCAGCAGCGGCAATCGCGTCAGAGGCCGTAGCGGCTTGCTGGAGCGACGCTGTAGCCGCTTGCTTGTCTTGCTCCAAGAGAGCAGCCCGAGCCTCACTGGCGGCCGTTTTGGCAGCCGTAGCCTGCTCTAAGCTGATCAGTGTCTGGTCATAGGTTTGCGGGTTCAGAGCGGCAACAGCTGCTTGGCGCGTACCGGCGGGCTGAGCACCGGCAACGCTTTGGTCAATCGTCCGTGCGATCTCTTGCTCTGGGGTAAGGGGCTGGTACCCGCCAGCTAAAGCCGTGACCGCTTGCGGCGCCGACATTGCTCCACCGGTAGCCGCTCCGATGACGGCAGCTTCGCCAAGCTGATTGGTCAGCTCGATGTCTTTACCTTGGAAATACTTGTCGAGTACGTTCCCGCCAAACTGCGCAACGGTTTCTTCAATTGCGTTAGTTAGGGAGTTAGCAGTAATGGCGGTGCCGGCTTGCAGTAAACGCTGACCGGCGATGGCCATGACAGCGTTCTGCTTAGGAACCGATAAACCTTTGAGCAAGCCCGGTATCTTATCGAACAGTTTCAACGGCAGCATTTCTGTGCCGACTTCGATCAAACCTTTTGCAGCAGAGATGTAAGAGTCTTCGCCTTGCGCATAGCTTTGACCGGCAGCAGTTGCGCCCATCGTTGGCAACAATGCGGCACGGAGGGGCGGAGCAAAAGCGGCGCCAATGGACAATGCCATCTGCGGAGAATTGGCGGCAATCTTAGAGACTAACCAACGCCCAAACTCGTCGTTCTTATACGCGTCTTCCATCCCTTGCTTGGAGACGTAAGGCGTATAGTCGGACGCGCTCTTGGCCAAGAATTCTGTGCCGAAAGCTGTCGGTGTACGGTCCATTGGCTTGAAGCCAGCGGCGGACAGGATAGGATTGATGAAAGTCTGATTGAATAAATCGGCTGCGACGCTAGGTGCATTCGCTACGCCGCTTATTAAGCCAGCTCCGCCAGCTGCGGCGCTGCTTGTAATGGGAAACTCACGAGCAAGGCGCTGGCGTTCTTTTGCTAGGTCTGCTTCACGAGCAGCTTCAGCGTCCTGCGTAATCAGGTCTTCCTCTTGCACACGCTGAGCGGTGCTAGTCAGAGTTGGAGCGCCTTGCTTGTTAAGCGCAGAGACTACTCGGCCAACACCGGGTGTAACTACCCGAGGTGCTTTGCCTTCTCTGATGTTTTGCGCTTCGGTGACAGCTTCCGGGCTGATAGGACCTTGACCTAAAGCCAGTCGCTTATCAATCTCTGCCTGCTGGTTAACCGGGGGTGCATTGTCCATCACGCTACCGGAGCTTGGCGTGAAGACGTCCTTGATTACTTTGGTAGCACTCTCAATAAACCCCGGTTTGTCGGCGTCTTTGTCTACCTTACCTTCGAAGGTAACAGGCGCGGCTGGTTTGCTAGGCGCAGGCGCAGATTTTTTAAGAAGATGCGCAATAATTTCATCGTCTGAATAATTGTCTTTGCGTGCTGACGCCGCATCAAATTTATTCTTCGACGCAAGATAGTCCGCAATCTCTGCGCGGCTATAGCCGTCTTTTAATGCGCCTTCTACGTTAAACGCCATGCCGTATCCTTACTGATCGTGTGTAGTAATTGGCGGCCGATTTGCAGACGGGGCAGAAGACGGGGGAACTCTACCAGTAAGCACCTGCTCAGCGATAGCACGCTTTTCAGCAGCTGGTTTCTTAGCAAATTTCGGGTTTTCTTTTTCCAGCTTCAATTGGATGTCGGCAATCTTTTTATCGTAATCAGAACCCTTCATGCCAAGGTCTTTTTTGCTACCGTCACTCATGATTGCGAAAGCATTACCGTCCGCGTCCGTCATCACACGCCGAACAACACTGGCTCTGTCGCCGCCGCCTTGGCCTCTAAAGATATTACGTTTTTCAGCAACCGCGATATCACCCGCCTTATCGGCCACGCTCATAGCAGAAACATTTTTAAGATGACCCGCATCACCAGCAAGACTCTCAACTTCGGTTTTCTTAGCCGTAGTTGCTTCAGCTGCTTTAGCAAGACGGTTTTTCTGGCCGGCTGCCCAGTCGGCCGCTTCAAGTTCGGCTTTATCTTCAGATAAGCCGGAGTTCATAAGAGCCTTAACCTTAGCTTTTTCAGCTGCCACTATCTCTGTCGCAAGAGCAGCTTGATTCTGTGTAGTTACTCTACCGCGAGCAAGCTCAGCTGCGCCTACCTTGTCAATATATTGCTGCGACATCTTGCGCTCTTCTTCAGTAATGCCGGCCATTCGGCGACGCTCTTCGACGCGTTGCGCCATAGCATCTTCGGCTTCGGCCAGCTGTTTACGCAAGTCAAGCTGAGCGTTCTTTACTGATTCCCTCTCAGCAACTTCGCCGACACCTTTAGCGGCGCTACCCAGAACGCCGGAAATCAATCCACCAAAACTAGGCATTAGGTACTCCCATCTGCTGCTGAGCAGCGTTCACTGCAGTCTCGTCATACTGGTCAAGCATCTGCTTGAACTGGCTCGGGTCTACTCCGAACTTTTCCAGAATGATAGCAATCATCAACTCGATACCGCCAGCAATATCCTTGTTGGATATTTCGCCCATGCCCGACTGCTTTGCAAACTCAGCTGCACGCATGAGCAGCTGCACAGCGGCTGGGATAATTACTTGGGGCGGGATGGTTTCATTAGATTCTTTGAACAGGATTAGCATCAGACCAGCAATGCCTTTGCCTAACTTCTCATCAGCTGGACCTTCCTCGTCCATAAACTGAAGCATCATCTTGTGGCTCTCGTCAGAGAACATTACTTTCATGCCAGCAATCACAACCCGGTCATAAGCTTCTTGCAATTCAGGCGGCATCTTAATGTTGTTGCTAACCGCTTCAGCGGATAAGTCGTTTCCTTGCGGGCGACCCATGTTGTCTTGAATCATGCCTGTGGCCATATTATTCTCCTTAACCTATGCGAGCGGTGTTGATCAGGCCCTGACCCGGCAAGGCAACAGTAGGCGCTGCAATACTTGGGGATTGCATAAGTGCATTAGTGTTAACACTCAAACCTGTATCAACGGCCGCATAACCTTTGTTAACATTTGTTCTTCGTGTTTTCTCTCTTTCGATCTCTTGCTGAATCTGCATAGCGCGGGCATCAGCATAACCGACCTGAGCTTTCATCGCTGCAATCTCAGCATCAGTCTTACCGCTCATCCAGTCAGCTAAACCGCCAACAGACTTAGCCATGATTGCCGCCGCATCAGGGTTTGCTTTAGTAAATGCAAGAACACCTTTGCCTGCATCTTTAAGAGTATCAAAAACTGGCGGAGTAACAGACTCGATAACAGCGGCAGCGGGCTCAACGGCAGCGGGAGCAGCCGATACAGCAGCATCTGCCGGGTTAGCCGGGTTAGCCAAAGCGTATGCTTGATTAGTGTTTACTCCGGCAGAGGGTACGCCGCTAGTACCGGCGCTTGATACACCGCCGGTTGAGTCGTAACCAGAAGGTCTGCCGGCGGGAATGGCACGCGTAGCCTGTAGAGCTTGAGACTGTGACAACGCTTCTGCGCCGCCGGTCACATCAACATTACTAAATCCCATCTTGCTACCCAACTCACCGATTGTGCCGCCTATTGTCTTTTTTGTTGCAAACTCTGCAAACTGACCAATGCCGCCAGCAAGACCCGCGACCATGCCGATCTTTGACAACGTCGCGTTACCGGTAACATTACCGACTAAGCTCAAAGCCGAGCCAACCAATGTCAAGCCTTGCATCAAAGTCATCGAGGCTATAACCGAACCAAAAGAAGCGGTTGCACCTAACGCGGCAGCGGCAGAGGCATAGGTGCCAGCCATCGACGAGATCGCTACAATCGCGCTAATCGGATCATTGCGTTCCCCGTAGGCGGCTCCGCCAACCGGGTCACCGATGGGGTGATCTTGCGCCATTGCGCGGGACACCGCACGGGACATGTATGTCTTATTCATTTCTTCTTCCTTTCGAACGGCACACTGCCGAGGAGGTAGTATTCAAAGTTTCCGTCTTTCCACGTCGGCTTGAAACCTACTCGCTCGACAAACCTCTTTTGCGATAAACGGTGATGCGGAACACGCGTCGTTAAGAAACCACGCCTGCCTATTAATGGCTCCATAAAAGCTTTGACTACACCACGCTGGCATGACTTAGGGCGCCAGCCCGGCACCAGTGCAAAGTGAATTTCTGTGCCTTTCATTACCGCTGTACCTACATGCTGCCCGGCTAATTGCAGAGGGACAACTTCCCAGTCTGCAAGGTATTGCAAAATCTCCTGCCTTGGCAGGTTGGTACCTTTCCTGATCGATTCAATAATCGGCTCAAGCATTAGGTAAATGTGATCAGATTCTTTAGGCCGGGGATGCTGGAGGTAACGCTAAGAACATTCATTGCGCCTTGCAAATATGTTTTCTGCGCGGTAACTGCAGCCTGCTTGGCCGCTGTGTCGAGGTCACCATTCATCATGATGTTCGAGATGTTGGCTGACACTTGAGCAAAGATATCGTTCGCACTAGCGGACGCCTGCATTTGGTTCTTGTAAGCCGCCTCAGTGGCTGCCAAGTCCTTACGCGTAGCGGCGTCGATGTTCTGCAATTCAAGCTTCGTTGCAGCGTCAGCATTTGCTAGAGCGTAGCTCATCGACTGGTCAAGCATCTTGTTGACCGTCGCATTTAAAGCCTGCGAATACTGCTGTGACGCGACATTGGCTGCGCCGGATGTAAACTGCGCGGCTTGATTCTGAGCTGCAGCGTTAGCCAAGTTTGCTTGATTAGCTGCACTTGCCGTGAACTGGGACGCGGTATTGGCCGCAGCTTGATTAGCAGCGGCTGCGGTGTTCTTAGCAGTTGCGGCATACTGTGCAGCTGCTGTACCCGACTCCGCGCCATACTTCGCTTGATTGGCGAACAGTGTTGCGTCTTGCTGGGCGATAGGTAGTGCTTGCTTAATCACAGCTTCTTGACCAGCGCCTACGGCCATGCTTGTATTGAGCAGACCGCGTTGGTTCATCTGCTGCTTAGAAGCCGCCTCAGCCTGCTGCATGAGCGGTGAATTGGCTGCGATCAGACCCTGCACTTGACCTTGTACGGTCTGGCTGTCTTTGGTCTTATCTGTATCGATGTCCCACTTTGAGGCCGTATAGCCTTCGCCTGTAGTCTCTTTGCCAGTGTACCCAGTCGCGCCGGACGTGGCGGCGTTATAGCCTGTCGTAGTCGGCGCCGCGATAGCCGTTGTGGCTGCCGTCAACAGGTCTGTGCCGGTGGTTTTGCTTAGGTCAAACGGATTAGCTGCTGTTGCCATAATTGCTCCACAAATGAAAAAGCCGCCAAATGGCGACTTTCTTGCGGGCGCACGGGCCCCGCAGAGGATTCTAACTTAACAAGCTCTTTGCTTCAAGAACTTAATGCTTTGGGTTTGTTTCAACTATTGCTTCGTAATTGGCTCGGCACTCTTTGAGGAGTTCTCTGAGCGTGTTTGCTCTGGCAGCTTCCCCGACAAGAAAGCTTCCATCCGCTTTATAAAGTCCTGATCCAGTACATCCACTGGGAGCGGGTCCAGCCTCGGGGGCGTCGGACACTTGATCGGTAGCGGCGGGGCGCTCGGGGCGGTCGCGCAGGCTGTTAGCAAGAGCGGTAGCACGAGCACTAATGTTGCGAATCTCACGGTCCTTCTCCTGTCTCAGTTGATCTGCGTTGGCCTGCATCGCCTGCTCTTTCTCACGGGCTGCTGCCTGTCCGGCTGCATAGGCTGCGTACTGGGCGGCCTTCTCCTTGTCCCATAGCTGCTGGACCTTAGCCTGCCCTGCAGTGTCCCCGCGCCAGTAGCCAGTGCCGAACGCACCGGAGACGGCAACCACAAACCCGACGACTAGCCACGGGTTCATTTTGGCGGAACCTTCGTGCCTTCAAGCTTCTTGTGTACCTTGATTGTTTTGCAGACTTCCTTCTTGCCTTCCATGTGGCAAACCTTCTTCATCTCACCGCCGGCAAACGCGAATGACGAGACGGCAAGTAACAAGACTGCGATCAATGCTTTCATCTAAATCTCCGGTTGATGTGCTGCTGGTGGGGCAAGCCTGCCGTAGAACCCAATTATCGGTGGCAGGTCGTCTAAGGACGGTTCACTGCGTTGCATGGAGTAACCCCTATCCTGCTGCCCCCGACGGCATGGCGCCTGCTCAGCCGGGGCCGTGGGTGGGTTATAAGCTTGGGTCAATGACGGCGGTAACGGCTCATGCTTTTCGTTGTTCAGTGTCTGCCAAATTTGATTGATGATCGTCGGCAGGAATATGGCCAGAGGTGTCAGGATCGCGAACATCGCCTTATCGTTCGGCGACTGGCCGGACATCGGCTGTGTAACAAACATCACACCGTAGAGAATCACGAACACAACGCCCATGAAAGACGCGGTCAAAGACAAGATAATGAGCAGCTTGATTAGCTCATGGACTAAGTCTTTTATATCTGTCGCTGACCACTTCATTGGTTCACCTTTGGTGGAGGTACTAAGTCGGCTGGGCAGGTCGCAGTCGCGGTACAGATAGGCGGCTTGCACTCTGCATTATTCCAGTTAGCCGGGTCCTGACAAGGATACCGAAAACGTTCCTCGCAACCAACTAGCAGGCTAAGCGCGCAGAATATCTTTAGCCAGTTCATAGTGATGTATCCTGTCCTCGAGTCCGATGTAGCCGCCGTTGATTGCTTTGGTCAGCCCTTTGATATCATCCGCGTCAGCGAACCGATTCAACCTGTTTGTTTCCCAGAACCAACACGCGCTCTGCGCTGCGCCTTCGAACGTGGCCAGATACTCGGGCACGTCGTTAATAGCTAATGGCTTGTCATCTACTTCGATACTGTCGGCGAAGGATTGATAGTTATTGCGGCCGGTGAGCTGGATAAGACCACGGCCACAAAAGCGGAAGCCATCACCGCTAGACTCATCACCATTGCCCATACGACTAGCGTAGATGCGGTTTGCAATGGCTTCTTGTTTGTTTGGTTTTGATGCGTACTGTTGCGCGAGTTCATCGGTTGGAAAGTATTTAGAGAATAGTTTGCGCAGGGATGGAGCTTTGTAATTCAAATTTTCTTTGAGGACCATAAACCCGCCAGACTCATGAGAGCATTGGGCAATGAATGCGGCCATGCGTCTTGGCGTGATTATGTCGTATTCAGGAAAGAGCACCTCCAAAGCTTTATGCCAATGCTTCACATAAGGATTCTTTGGCAGCATCTGTTTAAGCTGGGCTTCAGTTACCATCGGTTCTCCTCAACCTTTCCATCTCCAAGTTATGCTCTTCCAGCATCGCCCGCCTAAGCTCGCGCATGCGATGAATCTCGCGCACTGCGACTACTGTCGCGTTGCTCATGTCCATGTACATAAACCCAAGCACAGGGATGGCGATTACGAACACGAGGGACATGGTGAGCAGGCACACTAATAAAGACCACGGTATGTTTCCGTCGTCCTTAGAAACACGAAAACGAGGACCATCCATACTACGACGAAAAGGACTGCGCCACCCCATACCGCTTGCTCCTTGAATTCTTCAATCATCTGCCGGCGGTTCCATGCAGCTATTTGCTGTTCCCGATGCCGCTCCTCGTTAGCGGCTTGTTGTTCGCCTACGATACGCGCACGCATCGCTTCGAACCGGGTGTACACGTCTTTCATCTCCGGCGGAGACCGATAAACCATTTCCTCCCTGATCTCTTCTAGCATTTGGTCTAGTCGCGTTCTAATCAACACGCGTTGCAAAGCCCGGCGACTTAACGAGACGTCGCCGTCATAGACTTTAGAAGCGTTGTTTTCTTCGTCCCAGAATATCTTCTCGACTGCGTCCATCGCATCGAAGAACTTACCTAAGTGTTCTCCCACTTGCGATATGGCGTCGTTAGGATCGGTCTTTGCTATTATCTGGACGCGCTGTACTTCTTCGTTGTACTGGATTTTCTCCGCCGCATTTCGTGGCTTGGAATTGAATTGTTTCTTTAAATCATCCAGTACTTCTTTTACTTCTCCCGCTGTACCCTTGATGTCTCTATAGAGTTTACATCCCGCTTTAGCAGCGGCGATAGCCGCATTCGCAGCGGCTAGGAGGGTAAGCGGGTCCACATTTTAAGTAAAGTGCAAACGCTTTTTCAGCTCTACGATTTCCAAATGCAACTCATCGTTTCGCGCTTCGCATTTCTGGTTCTGCTCTTCTACAGCAACTAAACGCAATGACAACCTATTCACTTCATCGCGAAGGGTATCAATGAGCTGATGCCAAGCCGCATCTGTCGTGGTGTTGGTTTTGTCATCACGTTTGTCAGCCATGACTTTCCTATACATTCCATAGGCGCCAGCCCCAAGAGCGGAGACACCGATCACAAATTTAGCTATTAAATCTTCCACGCGTTACTCCGGTGCTGGCTCTTCGACCACAGGAGCCGCGAAGCTACCGTCTTCTTGTCTAACCCACCCGGCTTGCACATCGTCCGCAACGGGGCACAATGTAGCTACAATCGCAGGTGCAAAGCAATCCTCGATCATAAAACCATCAATAGGCGTGACAATCTCAGCCACAGCGTTATCTACAATTCGTCCGTATCTCATAATTTTCACCACTCCACAATGACTAAACCTTGACCGCCGCCGCCGCTGCCTGCCCCCCCACCACCTCCGGGGATACCACCAGCACTGCTAGCAGCACCGGCACCACCACCACTCCCGTTAATTCCGTTTTGATGCGCCCCACCGCCGCCACCGGTACCAATAAAATCAATAGAAAATTGTTGTAATCCAGAAGTGGGAGGAGTAGGCATAATTGTAAAAGTTGCCCCCGCAACCCCACCAGACCCCATAAACCCAGTATTACCCGGAAGATTAACAGCAATCGCCCCCAGTCCTGCGCCTCCAAAGGTGCCCGCGCTTGACGGCCCATTCCCATTACCAAATATTGATGCTGCACCGCCGCCGCTGGTTGCTCCGTTACCCCCAGTATTATTAATATCTCCACCAGAGCCAGAGCCACCCGATGATGATGAGACCCCCCCAGTAGCAGAGCAATAAGAACCAAAAGAAGATGTACCGCCCATAGGCGTGCCTGAAGTACCGCCAGCACCAACAGTAACTGCAACTGAGGTTACGCCTGTTAGATCGTACACAGCTTTAAGCGAAAACCCACCACCACCCCCACTTTGGTATCCGCCGCCACCCCATACACGAGCACGAACTCTGGAGATGCCGGTAGGCACTGTCCATGAGCCAGACGTAGCAAATATTTGAACTTGGCCGGTACCGAATACGCCGGAGACGGGGTTGTATGCTGTTGAAATTGTTTGGATAGCCATTTTTTACCACTCCACAATAACTAAACCCGCACCGCCATTTGCAGCATTTCCACCGCCACCGCCGGGAAACCCACCATTTGCATTAGCCGACGGACCACCGCCACCGCCGCCGCCGTTTACGCCGGGGTAAAAATGTACGCCACCGCCGCCTGTACCAATAAAATCAATAGAAAACACGGGTAAAAGTCCTGTAGATGGCGGGTAATTTCCCGTAGAAGCGGTGGGGTTAAAGTACCCTCCAGCGCCTAAGAATCCATTACCCCCGGAAGCAAAGTTTGCTGCGGCAGGGGTTCCCGCGCCGCCGCCTGATGCGCCGTTTCCGCCGTTAATATTAAGTGCCGTAGCCGCTGCACCGCCGTTACCAAACAAAGAGGCTACACCTCCACCCGCGAGAGAAGTAGCGTTACCTAAACCGCCTGCATAATTAATGTCCCCGCCAGAACCTGCGCCTACGGTGCTTCCGGCTAAAGTTCCACCAGTAGCAGAACAGTAAGAACCGAATGAGGATGTACCACCAGAAGTTCCGCTTACCCCCGGTGCGCCAACGGTGACTGCAATAGAAGTAACGCCGGTTAAGTCATAAATAGCACGTAGAGAAAATCCACCACCAGAACCGTAATTAGACCCGCCACCACCCCAAACTCTCGCTCGGACTCTAGAGATGCCGGTGGGAACAGTCCATGAGCCAGAAGAGCTGAAGACTTGCACCTGCCCTGTGCCAAAAACCCCGGTGATGGGGTTAAAGGCTTGGGAGATTGTTTGGATCGCCATTGTTAATCCTTAATCATCGTGACTGTTCTGCCGACCGCCGTACCTCTAACACCAATCGTCACAGGGTTCTGGAAGTCAAAGCCTTGGAACGCCGTGCTCGTACTGTACTGGCTATTCAGGTTAGCCACACCGTTCGTCTGAATCTGACCCGTACCGCCCGCTGGGCAGTCAGACACCGCCACGCCAGCTAAGAAGTAACCGCTGCCTTGCGAGATGTTCAACGGTGTTGTCGGCGCAGAGCCTGTAACGCCTGCTGTGAGAGATATGTACTCGGTGTAGGGGAAGGCATTAGCAATCGCGTAATACAAAGCCCCGTTAATATCAAACCAAGCAATAACCGCGTTGTAACCGTACGAAGGCGTAATGCAAGGTTGCATACCGTAAGTCGGCGCTCCAGTTACATTTACTGTGGCAGTTAGTCTTCCTCCGGGAGTAGCAGTGTCGCCATTAACAAGCGCCGCACCAGTAAAACCGAAAAAATTATTGGACGTGCCAGTAGGGCCGGAACTTAAGTAGGCAAATGTACCGGCTCCTGTTACGCCAACACAAGCCATATTTGAAGCATAACTGAGACTGATATTAAAACTCGATCCTGTCTGAAGTATTGTGCCAACACTTTCATTGCTCACAGTACCTAGCCTGCCTGCTGTTGTGGAACTAGGGTAAAGAACAGTAACAACATTAGAAGGGCTTACTGTTAACCAATTTGAACCCGTAACGTCAGTGCCAGCAATATTACTGGCAGAGTTTGTAATAGCAAACACATTAGTAGCATTTTCTCGACAAAATACCCATCGAAAATTTCCTACTGAATACGTACCGACCCAAAAACCCGTAGAACCAGCTTTAATAACTGTACTCTGGGAAGCACCCGATGTAAGACCTGTATCTACCGCGTTTTGTAAAAGTACTAAAGTATTACTATATATGTTAAATCTAACCGAAGTATTACTTAGATCGTATGCAACTGCAACGCGATCCCCGGAGATACCCGTAACATTAAACCAACCATTTGAACCGCGCGTTATTGTTTGCGTGGCGAGTATGGTCCCCCCACTAGAGCACTGAGTTATAACGAAAGTCGTAGCGGCAGTAGGGTAAGCAACAACAACTGATCCGCCAGTTAACGCCGCTACGCTTATCTGTGATTGATCTCCAGAGCGAGCGGTGCCCACAATTGTGGAACTCTGTAAAACACCAGCAATACTGTACACGTTTAAAGTTACATTGAACGGGCTAGTAGCAAATTTATACACAATTGCGAAACGCCCATCAGGTAAAGTCGTGCTCGCTAACGCGTTGTTTCCCGCGCCTGTTACTTGAGTGGGTGGTAATACATAAGTGCTACCCGCAGCTATTGCCGTATTCGCAGACAATGTTTGAGTCGCCGTGGCTAACGCCGCTGCCTTCATAGGCAAAGACGAACTTCGCGCATAACCACTTCCCGATGCCGACGCAGCGCCTACTACCTGTAAAGACGTTGCCGAGCTATAAATATTATAGGTAGTTAAGTCTATTTTGGAGTTAAAAGTTTGCGAGTTAATGGCGTTTTGTGCTGAAATATTCCAAGGACCATAGTAGTACAAACTTAAATACCCCGTTATCTCTACTAAACCTATGTTTGCATTAGCGTTTTGGTAGTTTTGGAAATATGGAAATAGTTTCGGTACTGCAGAACCGTACAAAACCACCCCCGCAGAATTATAGAACACATACCACGTAGCACCGACAGTATCGTTAAAGAGGTAAACAAACCCACCAGAAGATAATGCTTTTAAATAAATATTAGATAACGCAGTAGTGCCGGATACGTTTAAAGTAGCATTGGTTGTCGGGACGTTTACAACTGTACCTAGTACATCCCCCGTAGGTAGTGGGGCGAAAGAAAAAGTTAAAGGGCTTGTTAGGGAGATATACCCGAGAATAAACGTGTTGTTTGTTAAGCAGCAGACATCGGAACTTACAGGGGTGCTACTAGCAACAATATTTCCGGTAGCTAATTGTGTGCCGCCAATGGCCGCGTATACAAAATATTTATATGTGTTAACAACGCTTGACATATAAAACAGACAGAAAGTGCTATCGCTTCGTACAGCCATGTTAACGCGCTGTGAGCCGCTTGGTGCGACTGCTTGAGCTGGAACCGTCCACCCACTTATGCCCGCACCCGTGCTAGAAAAAACTCTAAATAGGGCGCTGTTAGCAGAATTAATCGCTGCGAGGACAAAACCACCATTGGGCTGCGCTACGCCAGTAACTACCCCAGAACCCGAAACTATAGTCCCCGTAAAAGTTGAGTCTTCCGCGTAAGCTGTTGTTACTGCGCCAGTGTTGGTATACACAGCAAAACCTACTTTACTAGCGGCGCTGGGGCTAAAGAAAACTACAAAGCCGCCACCGGATAAAGCTACTACACCGACGCAATTAGTGTTGTTCACAGTTGTTGCTGTCGTTACATTAGTCGAGGCTACGACAATATTGTTGTTAGTATCAACAATTTTAAAAGACGCGTAACCATTTAGTACGGCTCTAGCGACAACGACAATATTACCGTTAGTTAACTTTGCCGCGTTTTGGCCGCTAGAAGCCCCGGAATCTACGTTGCTATTAATAAAACTATTAACTACAGTAACTGCGCCGTTACTACTACTTTGCATACTAACTGGCGCATTCTGAGTCGCGTTAAAATTAACCGTGCCGGAACCGACCACAGGAAGGCCAAAGTCACCGTTCTTCTGGTACACATAGTCGCCTGCGCTGAAGCCGGTTGTGCTTGGTACGGTGATGAAATCTGGGCTAAGACTGCCGCTTGGTGCTGGTGTAATTGATCTTGACATGTGTTACTCCTCGTATCCATAAACGCTAACACTCAGGCCAGCGACACTTGCGTAAACCACCACGTTCTCGGCTGCATTGGCGACTATACCACCGCGCTCTAACACACCGTTTCCGGGGATGATCGAATCATACTCAATGTACTCGGCTGTCGTCGGAGTCGCTGTCGCTGAAATAGCCAAACGCACCGGAATCGCGTAACCCGTCCTGTTCGTAATGCTAACATTAAATGTTCCTACTTTTGTAGCCGGTACGGTATAGACCGTGGTTAGCGTTGCAGCTACCGGGGCCGCTTGACCTAGAGTTCCTGTTGCCATGATGGTTCCTTAAAATTGACCCATGAAATAGACTTTAGCGGTAGTTGGCCCACTCGCCGCTAAATCAGCCCAAGCTGGCGATGCGCCTGACCCTGCTGATGTTAATACTTGTCCTGCGGTTCCGTAGCTTGGTGATGCAGCAGTTCCTAGTCCGATCTTGCCATTAACAATCGTATCGCCACCAAGGTAGTTGGCAGCAGTACCGTTCATGTACAGATTCCAGCGACCAGTATCAGAAGCTATGTTGCCGTAAAAACCGTAGTTGTTCGTTGCGCCGGTTAATGATGAATCAGCAATAAATCCAGTTTGAGTAGTTACCGCAGATGTCGCGCCAATTGTTCCTTGACCAGCATAAAAATTATATATATTTCCTAATGTAAAAGCGGTAGCTTGAGTGCTTAAATTTGATCTATACCCAAATGCTTGACTTGTAACATCAGATTGAATTGTTGCTTGTGAATAGTTTGCATAAGATATTGTATTACCAGTTATGTTTCTAGCATTGTAAAAACTTACAGCATTTGCATTTCCGCCAACACCAACTTGTCCCGCGCTACTAATCCGCATACGCTCAGTCGGCGTAGTACCACCGGCAGCAGTTGTGCCAAATAGCAACCTGCCGGGCATACTGCTAGTGCCGGGAACGCCGTCTACTTGTGCATATACTTGTGCAGCTTGTATTGCCGAGGTTCCGTCGTCACCATTCCATAAAATTAATCCAAGATTATCTCCATTAACTACACTGGCACCTAAAGTGCCAACTGTTGTATTTCTTGATTTTAAAAATGTGGCATATCCCGATGCTGTATCGTTACGAAAACTGCCTATTCCAAAAGAAGTAGTATTATTTGCGCTACCAAGCACTTGCATTTGTGGAATTAAACCGAATGCCGTAAAAGTAGCAACCGAAGTATTTCCAACAATTACACGACCAGTAGCATCAATAACAAACGGACTAGCATCAGGATTGGTAGTATCCTCAACCAACAACGCGTTACCTGTACCTAGCTGCGTGATGCGTAATGCTGCGTTGACGTTGTCGGTAGTTGCAATAGCTAGAGAGCCTGTCATTGTGTCGCCGGATTTCTGCACATAGCCAGTTGCCGGCAAGTAAGCCGTAAGCCAAGCAGAACCAGAATACACACGCATTTCGCTAACCGTGGTATTGAAATACAAAGCACCCGTCAACAAAGCGTTGCCGTCATTATCAACCGAAGGATTGGACGCTTTAGCGCCTAGATACCTGTCATCAAAAGAATCGAAAGAAGCGGCAGCGTTATTAGCCGACGTCAAAGCATTACCCGCGTAAGTTGAAGCATTACCCTCGCTGGTTAACGCATTTGAAGCACTGATTGCGGCAGCGGCAGCTGACGCAGCGGCTGATGTCGTACTACCGAAAATGCTGTCTATCTCGGTCTTTGTATAAGCGTCAGTAATTCCGTAACCGGCCAAGGTCGTTGGATTTGAACCGCCAGTTACTCGCCCATAAGCATCAACCGTTACCGACTTGTACGTACCAACCGTAACACCGCTTGCAGCTAAGTCGATGTCATCAGCGTTAACTACAATTCTCGATGCCGAAGCAGTACCAACCGCAAGAGTGTTTCCGCTTTTCGTAAGACCGTTACCCGCCGTAATCTGGCCAGCGCCCGAGAACTGCGCCCAAGTAACCGCTGTTACGCCAAGAGTACCGCCTGCATCAATTGTACAAACGTAACCGTTGTTGCCGCCGGCTGAACCTTCTTCGACAAAGATAAAAGCCGATACCAATTCGTCCCAAGTATCAGCGTCCGTTGACCGGGACCAAGCTGCATTCGACGCAACGTAGATACCGTTTTCAGAAGCTGTGCCTTGGTCTTTTACCAGTACCCGATTACCGGCCACTACCGCCACGGTATCAATTGTTTGAGCGCCAAACAAAGTAATACTCGCCGTGGTCGCTGCTCTTGCCGACGCCTTAGCGTCAAGCCCCTGAGCTACCGTGTCAACGTATCCTTTATTTGCTGCGTCTGAGTCACCTACTGGAGCAGCCAAACCTGTAATCGTACCGGCTGACCCGCTGTTCATATCCAACGTGCCGTTGATGGTCACGTTAGTAAACGTCGATGTGCCGCTTGCAGCCGTGACATTACCGGTCAAAGTTGCAGTAAGGGTGCCGGACACGCCGACGTTTGTAAACGATGACGTGCCACTGGAAGCTGTGACGTTACCAGTTAAGCTGCCCGTAATTCCGCCAGAGGCGCTTAACGTAGTAAACGCGCCGGCAGCTTGCACGCTCCCGCCAATCGTTGTACCGTTAATCGTGCCGCCAGTAATAACTACCGTTGACCCAAGATTTACGGTACCTGTTGCCGTGATGTTAGTAAATGTACCAGCCGCAGCGGACGTCCCACCAATTACGGTACTGTTTACGGTGCTGCTAGTAACGGCCAAACCTTGTAATGCTGACGAGCTAATAAGTGCAGTGCCGGCTGAGTTAACCATCGCCACTTTGTAACCGTTGCCGGTTAACGTAGGCAACAAATTAAAACCGGTAGTAATTAACTCTAGTTCAGAGCGCATATTCGCCGAAGACCCCGGCGAGTTTGGCGTTGGGTAAGTCGAATGATTGTAATAACTGTTTGGCATTATCGAAGTCCTCGACGCATAGTGTAGTGAACAATAATGGTGTTCACAGTAAATGGCTCAATGATTGCTGACACCGAAGAGATTCGAATGGCCATGTTCTCAGCCGTGCCTTGCACTTCTATTTCAGACGGGGAGATGTCAGAACCATCCCACACAAAATTGTCCCAATTCATACTGTCCCAATAACTGGACCGTAAATCATTCGTGTATTGGCTATCAACCGGCTGACTCAAGTAAACAGATCGGTAAGCTAGGTCATAGCCAAAGGCGATCTCTGCATATGAATCGCCTGTCATCTCGACGCTTGCTTTACGGAACCGTTTTAGAATTCGTGGCGATTTAACGCTGTTGTAAACCAAGTTAATGTTGGCAGGAATTACCTCACCATCAAAACTTGTACCGGCATCAAGTCGATAAACAAAGCCGTTTGTTGATCCAAAGAAAGAAGTAGCCGTGCCGTCAGGCGCCTCACCTTCAACTGAGCACATAACCGGATTTTCATACTGCATCGGCATGGAACCAAGCAGTTTGCCGTTTAGGATCGTTAGGTAGAGCGCAGTGCCGTCTGAAAAGAAAACACGGTACTGGCCCTTCTCACGGTCAACTAAACTCGCTGTGGCTTGATTACGGTGCTGCTGGACGAACGGCCGAATGTTCATCGTCAAAGACGCTGGCACGAAGTTACCGAAGTTTAGAGACGTACCCAAGCTCATAACTCCTCGATCATCGAGGACATAAGCTTGGTCCATGTTCTGCGCCGTGTGCTCAATCGCGCCGGTGCCGCTGTTAAATGTTGACAGCGAGAAATTAGCCGAGCTCGTGCCGTACAGCACTGACGTATCGTTACGCGTGTAAACCGCCAAGGCGCCAGACGCCTGATCGCCGGGTAGTACTAACAGATTTGTGATTGGCGCGTTCATCACGATCTCGCCGGCGCCAAGCAATGGGGTCCATTGGTACGGCAATCCAAGAGCGGAGAACTGCAAAGACGCATCAAAGCATAAAAACAGATGTTGCTTGTGGAACGCAAGGTGCCTCGGCGTATCCACTACCATGCCGGTGTTGATTGGCACAAACACCGTACCGTCAAACTCAAATGCGCGGTTCACCGCGTCGGTGCCATATAACCTGTAGTTTGACGTACCGCCGCCAAAGTTAGCAACGACTGATTCAACGTGGCCGTTCGGCAAGAGCGTAATGTTGCTGCTATTCCCAGCAATGGTTGCGACGTTGACATTTACTGAATTCTTAACAAACTCAGATTGAAAAGTTCCGGTTTGCGTTGCAAAAATAAAGCGGCCGGCCGCTGTGCCCGCAGCAAAACTACCTGATTCAAGAACAACGCGGCTAACAGTGGCTATTGCACCCGAGGTAACCCCCGTAATTACCATGCCGTCAACAAGAGTGCTGCCAAAGGCGCCCCCTGTCATGTCGGTCGTACTGCCGGTAAGTGTTGTGTACGTCGCTGCAACCACATACCCGTTTGCGCCAGTGCCGCCTGTGACCGCTGTAATAGTGACCGTCGTGCCAACTGCGATTGCGGTGTAATCGGGCCCCGAGGGGTGCGCGTTAATGTTGGCCGCCAGTGCCGTTGCCGTTGCAGCCAAACTAACGGTGTAATTCACGACCCCGCTAATAATTGAAACCCCGTTAACGGTCAGCGTGTCAATTGATCCCGCAGCCCCGGTTGCCAAGGTAATGGTGCCGGTAGCCGACACCAGTCCGCCGCCAGCGGTAAAAGAAAGTTCTTTGCCTAAATTAACAGCAGCCCAGCCAGAGCTGGTTGATTTGTGTATCACGGCAGCCGTGGCGCCGACATTGTTCCGCCATGCGTAGACGTCACCCTTGTAGTAAGCAACGCCCCACACCGTACCGCTGCCCGGCACTGCGCTAATCGAAGTACGGTACTCGTCAGCTGCAAGACCTTTATAGGTCGCGTCGAGTAAACCATCGGCCGCAACACCTTCAACAACATTAATTGTGCCGACCGGCACCGCGCTAACCGTAATCCCTTCGGATGCTGCAAAGAAGAGAGTCTCACGAGTGATAATAATCCGAGAGCCTGCAACTGCAATTACTTTACCCGTAGCGCCCGTCGATTGGCCAACAATCGTATTGCCTACAGCGACAGTGCCTGTCAATGTGCATTCAAGTACGTTATAAGCCGCGTCCGATGGATTAGCGTGACCGTCAAAACGCTCGTACCCTGCAATCCTTGAATACCCGCCAGTGATTGAGCATTCGAAGTTAGCGGATCGACGCAGTACGCCGGGAGGTAAAGAAAGCGTAGGTGTGACTTGGTCCAGTCCACCTGAAAGCCTGATCAGGTCATACGAAACTGGAGGAGTAGCTAAAGGCATGCTTATGCTAACGGTGGACCGCTAATTAAGGTCGGCAGCTGATCAATGTCAATCCGATTCATCAGCCGTTTAAATTCCAATTCGCCGCGTTGGTAGACCTCTGACGCGGCTTCAAAACCTGCGTAGTACATCATCGCCCTGTACACAATCGCCATATGGAACCGGTCCTGAAAACCGATTGCAGGCGTGTCAGTGTCCGCCACAAACTCAACCGGCTTGACGTAATACTCACCGCTGATCACATAAGGCTGATCGGGGATAGAGCCAAAGCCGAGGTCTTTGTCTGGCGGGGTAATGGAGACAACCACAGGCCGTGCGTACGTTGTTCGCATGTTTGCGTACTGGTACAAATTACGGAAGGTGTTGTACTCCATGTAATTCATTAACTGCTCGTCTTTAAACGACTGGCCAACCGATGAGCAACGGAAGCTGTCACGTTTCCAGTTCGCAAAAGTAGCAGCCACGCCGACCTCAGTCGGCGTGTAGATTTGCTGCTGCGTAACCGTATTAAATTGCAACGGTTCACGCATCCACTGCCAGTCTTCCTTCGCTGTCTGGATATCCGTCCACGCACTGTTGACCCAACTAGCGATACGTGACGATTCGCCGGTTAGGCCTACCACGGTAGTCAAGGGCGTGTTTGCCCCCGAGACACCGCACTCGATACGTGTTCGGTTAACCAGTTGAAGGTAGTTCATGGTTATGCAGGCTCAGCAAGGACGTTTTGCAGCCAAGCGCGGCCGCGTGGGTTTTTGTCGTCAACCAATTCAAACGGGTAGGCAAGACCGTGTCTAGCTACCATCTCGATTTGATCAGGCGCAGCCGGGTTAGGCGTGCGCTGATTGTATTTGGTTTCTTTCATACGCGCCAGAATCTCAAGATACTTGCGACGGATTAAAGTCGGCTGACCGCGAACGACCGGCTGATTGGTGCCATTGCAATTCAGAATAACGTGTGGGGACTGATTCTCATCCGTGGACGAATGGACCGTAACGGTGACCAATTCATTCATGAATGCTTCGCTTGATGCGAGCTCACGAAAGTCAACAACCTGCGAAACCGGGTCAACGGTAGGTGAATCATCCAGAATTTCGATACCTTGTACTACGTCTTTTTTTGCCATTATTGTTCTCCGTTTTATAAAAAGATTGCTCGCCAAAAGAACAGGCCACCCGAAGGTGGCCTGTTAAAATCCTCAGAGGGAGGATGGCAACTTTACTGCGCGGAGCCCGGCATGAGAGCGACGTCGAGGTACGCCGCCGTGTTACCCGTGCCAAGCAACGTGGTGCCCGGTGTGAAGATGGCCGAGGTCGTGGTGACCTTGGCCAGACCAATCACAGTAGCGCCAAGTGCCGAAGCAGGTGGCACTGGGCATGGATCGCCGGAGTTAACGATTGGGCCTTGGGTAACGTACACGTTACCGCTGCCGTCAAGGAAAACGCCGAACAGGCAAGCTTGGCCAATGGCCAGTGCGGTGCCCGACAAAGTGATAGCTGCAACAGCGGTCTTCGATTTGAAGATACCGTTGTACAGATAAGTCACCGTGTTAACGGTCTTCAATTGCGATGCGGTGGTGCCAGCAGCGAGGCCGCCAGCGGTTAGGGCCATATAGCCACTATTTGCTTGTTCAATGTTATAGGACATGTTGGTGCTCCTTAATTTAGGAAGTTGTATTCAAAGTGACTGCCGCTGCCGTCGTAGGAACGGTGGCTGCGTTGTAGTCAGTGCGCAACTGGTTATAGCTAGTTTTCAATGCGGTCAAGTCGGTCAGGATCGAAGCCAAGAGCTGTGCAAGTTCTTGTCTATCGATACCGTCGGCTAACCGATTTACGCGGGAATTAATGCTTTCAGCCATGATGTGTTCCTTTTAGGTGATGCCGGGGCCGTAGCCCCAGCTATTCTTTAGAGGGCGGTCACACCGGCTTCGATGCGGGCCATGAAGGCGTCGTTCAGACGCACAGTCGCGAACCAAGTCGAAGCACCAACGTAGCCGAACTGGCCCAGTGGATTGGCGTGGTTAGTCTGGGAAGCTTTCAGGACGACGGGCTTGATAGCCGACATGCCTTTCAGTGCAACTTGACCCCAAGCGTCTTCACCGATAATGATGAACGGGTACACGTCAACAGCTGCAGCGCCGACAGACAGCATGCCGTTCAGCGTAGCGGAGCCGGCGCCAGCGAACGAACGCAGGAGTGGCGAGCTGATGAAACGGAAGTCTTCGCAGGCACCGATTTCGCGGTCATGGATAGGCTTAAATGAACCATACTCTTCAACGCGGGTGAAGCCCGGCAGGTTACGAATGTCAGACACTGCGTCGGTGTGAACAAACACAACGTATGCAGGCTGGACAGCACGGGTGCCGAAGTTTACGCCCGGTGCGAGACGCGAAGTCACGCGACGTGAACGGTTCGATTCCAGCGTACGAGCCGACTTACGAATCGAGTTCAGGCTGATTGCGGTGTTCACAGCGGAACGGCTGGAGCCGTTTGCGTAGATAACCGTCGAGCCAGCTTTCAGGACGCCGTAGCGAACCATCTCCATCACCTCAGCCAGAGTCTCGCCGGTCAGCTTGACCATCTCGCCGGGGATGTCATCCTCGTACAGTTGCTCAACTTTGCTCGAGTACTTGAACAGGATACCGTATTGCTGCAGTTGAACCGACACGTCTTGGAACGAGATCGTGTTGCTGTTAGGCGTAACGCCTTCAGCCAGCACGAAGTTCGAAGCGACGATGTCAGGAGTACCAACGTAGCGGTTAGAGCCTTCGATCACGGTGCCGACGGTGCTTGCACCGAATGGCAGCGTACGACGAAACACCAAGGTGTCGGTCGAGTTCTGTGGCATTTCGCGCTGGGTACCGAAGTCGCCCAGAACGGTGATTGGTTGTGCATGCTCGAGCATGCCTTGTGCTGCACGGATTAAGTTACGTGAGGCAACTGTGCCGTAATTTTGAATAGACATTGTTGTTTCCTTTTAAGATTAAGTTAAAACCCGCGCTGCGCTTTAGTCTTTTCGCGCTTTGCGGCTTCGTAGTTCCATAACTCATCCGGCGACATATCGTCCAAGGTTTTGGGCGGTCTTGTCTGGCCGGGTCGAGCGGTCGCTGCAACTGCCAGTCGTGCTCCACGCTCTTGTTTAATGTCTGAGGCAGAACGCTCTTTAGTTTTGCTATACATATCCAGCATCCTAATTGCGTCCTTGGCGGCCGAGCTATCGGCTAAAGCGCGAACATCAGGGTTTTGCACGCTGAACCATTGGGCAAACTCGGTTGTGTTAACCGTGTCTTTCCAGTCCTCGTACTTCCCTTCGATCCTCGCCTCTTCAAGAAGACGTCCCATCTCAGCTTTGGTTTGTGCGACCTGCTGATGCACAAAAGCGGCAACTGCTTCTGGGTCGAGACCCGGTTGCTGTTGCACGCCGCCCAATTTAGATGCGACGTATTCCTCCATCGCCCCAGCCCACTCAGGAAAATCTTCCTTGAGCGCGTCCCACTTCTCTGGGTTTTTAGCGGCAGTAACGATCTGTCCCTGCGACGGCGCCTCTTGTGCTGCCACTTGACGCGCTGCGTAAAACTCACGTTGCACTGCTGCTACACGACCCTCTGCTGACTTTATATGCTGCTGCAGTAGAGTATTGGCTTCGGCCAGCTGATCAATTTGAGCCAACTTCGCTCTCACTACATCAGACAACCCCGCCAGTGGATCGGCTTCTGGCTCAGGTGCAGCCGCTATCTCTTCTTCAATGAAATCTTGATGCAGTTCTTCAACTGGATCAATGGCAAAATTCTCGAGTGCGGACGCGTTCGCATCGGCGTCGAGCTTTGAAGCCTCTTCATTCCAAAGTTGTTGCGCTTGCCCTTCTGTCAGTTGTGTTTCTTCCACGTTGCTCTCCGGTAATTACTGCCTTACACGACCAAGCGGGACTATTCATCCGGCCCGGCCACCACACCCCGAGTTGCCGCGTTTGGCAAGTCGAGAAATTTCTTGATCATGCGAATCTCACCTCTTAATGATGCCGTCTCTATATCGGAGAGTCCGACAGCGTCATTCTTTTCGCGGGCCTTAGTTAGCTCGGCCTCAGCCCAGCGTTTGAGTTGAAACCAAGTTGCCGAAGTGAAATCATTCATGATACAAAAAAGCCAGCATTAAGCTGGCTTTGAATAAATTTTGGGCGCAAGTCCCCCACGCAAATTTTAATACCAGTTGTGCGATTTACGCAACACTTTTTATTTGTACTAATTTGCATGATTATGTACGGTTAACCTATTTCAAATGGATTAGCTACGCCGGCGGGTAGCTGTGCGCCGGTCGGCATGTTAAACATTTGCTGACGTGCGCCTGAGATGAAGCCACCCGGATTGGTGTTGCCAGTCTGGCCGGATGGGACAACAAACCCTTGGGAGTCGCCCGCTGTTGCTGTGCCGGCGCCGGGGATGAACGGCTTGGTGGTAGTGTAGTTCGTTACCCCGGCTGAGATAGCCGCAGCCGCTGAGCTGTACATCGTGCCGTCAGGACCGTAGACAACGCCGCTAGTACCGCCGTCGCCCGTGTCAATTAGGCCACCGGTTGTAACTATGCCGCTATCACCGTACGTCTCGCTTTGCTTAGCTGACAGGGTGTCGTAAGCCGCCTGTAAGGCGTTTAGTTGCGACTGCATTGACTTGTATTCGGATGAGTCGGTCCATGAAGTGCCGCCGCTGTTAATGAAGCCACCGCCACCGCCACCGCCACCGCCACCGCCACCGCCACCGCCGTCAGTAGTAGTGCCCGCTGCCTTAGCCGCTTTCTCAGGCTGAGCCGCGTTAATAAACTCCGACACTTCGGCGGGGCTGATATCAGCGCCAAACTTCTTTGTCCAATAGTCGGCGCCTTCGGTATCACTGGCGCGGCCTAAAACATTTTTGTACAGCTTCTCAATAGTCGCAGGCGTGTTAGCCGCATTCTTTGTGGGGCCAGTGGTCCCGGCAACGTCATTTTGCGCTACGGTTAACTGGTTTGCTGCTGTTTGTTTCGCCGCCTGCTTCTCGCCAAAAGTAAGCGGCTTAGCAGCTGTTACTATCGGATTAATTCCGCCATCCACCGTCACAGGCGCCGCTGCCGTTGTAGCAGCTGTAGTGCCTGCCGCCTTAGCGGCTGCCACTTCAGTTTGCGACTGGATAGGCGTGGCGCTGGTCACGCCAGCAACCGTACGAGCCTTGGCGGCGTCCGGCAATGCCGCGTTAGCTGTCTGTGAATACCAAGGTATCGCCTTGCCTTGAGGGTCTGTGTAGTCGGCTGCGTTGAATGCCATGATCGTTTCCTTTAAATGCCTGATCCGGTTGACAGCTTGAGCTGTTGCTCAGCTGCAAATAGTTCCTTCTTACCGCGCTCTTTGATTGCCGTATCTGCCAACTGGGCCTTGATCTTCTCAAGTGAAATGTTCTGCGTGTTGGACAGCTTCAGCATCTCGATCTCGCGGGTCAGCTGCATCTCAGCCATACGCATCTCAGCGTCTTTCTGAGCAATTGTTTGACGTACTTGCAGCTCCTGCAAGTCGCCTGCATTCTGAGCCTGTACCTTAGCCATCTCAGTCTCAGCACGTACCTTGGCCACCTCGAGTGCTGGATTAGGCGGTGGGCCTTGAGTAGCTGCCTGCTTTTCAGCTTCATTGATGCGGTCGATCTCTTCCTCTGACTTAAACACCTCAGCCGGGTCGACGTGCTGCGCCTGCAATGCTTTCTCAAATAACTTCTGCGTGTCGAGATACTTACCGTAGATCGGATTAGCACCAGCGGCCAATAGGTTCAAGAACGATTGGTTCTGGATATCGCGCACCATAAGAGCCGATGAGCCACGGGCGTCGATGGTGAAGTCGCCTTTGATCTCTTCGTCCTCGTTGTACATCATGTTGTAGTCGTAGTAGCGGCGGATATGCGGCTCGGTAACCATGTCATCAAACTGCTTGACCAGTCTACGTAGCACCACGCTTGCGCTGTTCATCAGCAACTGCATGCCACCGACAGTGTCTGGCGCTGCACCCTTCTCGCCTTGCATGATTGTCGGCACACCGGTCTCAGCGTCAGCCAGCTCGGTAGCCATCTTGATGATGCCTGCCAGCTCACCTTGATGGCTATTAAACTCAAACGTCGCAAAGGCTTTCCTCACGTCGTCCATGTCATCCGTTGCGTACCATATCTTACGAGCCGACAACTCCCATCGCTTATCGGCTGGCTGGATGACGGACGGCTTAACCACGATCTGCGGACCGGAGGTAACGCCTGAGTTGTCCATCATCTGACGCCATGCGGCATTGAGCACTTTCTGCTGTGAGCGCATAAGGTACGGAATGCCGTAACCCCAGACCGATCCGGCAACCTTCTCCCAAACGTAAAAGTCGTAAGGCAGTTGGCCGTCGTCCAATGGATTCAGGAATGCCTTGACCACGACGCTGTTGATCATCACCACGCATGCGCTGATTGTACGAAGCTCATCATGCTCACCGACATCAACGTCAGCCGCTTCAAGGTCTTCATGTTCAACCTCACCCCAGTAAGTCCACATCTCGTAAACGTCGCGGGCCATGTCGCGCTGGTCTTCGTCTTTCAACTCTTCCATCGTCGCCGACTTCTTCGGGCCCTCTTCAAGCACCTTGCGCAATTGCGACTTCATGAAACCCGGCTGCTTGGCTAGATCGCGAACTTGCTTAGACGTAAGTTGCTCACGCTCATACAAGCCACGGCCGTTATGCACGCTCTCACCGCAGCCCGGGTCAGGCCACACATTACGCGGGTCGATACGGAAGGTAGCAGGTGACAGCTCGTCGACGATCTCGACTTGGTGCACAGTCTGGCCGGTGGCATCGGTGTAAGGCTGCCATGCTTTGCGGGTGCGATTAGTAACGATTGGACCCTTGATAACGCCGGTGCCAAGCACTGCAGCGTCGTGAATCATCTTACGCAATTCGCCGTTGTAGCCACACTCGACCAACTGATCGTCGATCTCGGTCTGCATGGCCAGTGCTTTCTTGTTTGCCTTGTCCATGATCTGGCGGGCAAGGTCTTTCATCCGCATCGGCTGGCCGGCTGGATTCATTGGCGGCGGCATGCCGGTTGCTCCGGTCTGCTCCATCGCCATAGCACCGAGACCCTGCTGCGGCATTGGTGGTGCTGGCGGCATGCCGGGTTGCGGCATCTGTGGCGGCATGCCGGGTTGCATCTGTGGTTGCATCTGTGGTTGCATAGCAGCTTGCTCACCGGCTAGGCTTTCATCCTGCGACATTCCTACCAGCTTCGGATTAGGTGTCGGTTGGATACCCCAGTTGCGGTCATCCGTTGGTAGCAAAATGTCAGCGATCCGGGCCTCAGCGGCGTTCGTCTTCTGACGCGTCATGCCGATGAAGACGGTAGACCGATGCGGCTTAGCGCCTTGTGTCGTAACAGGGTAACCCTGCTCAACTGACGTCATCATCTGCGACGCTGCGCGGTTGACGTTGTCCTTGGCGTTGTACTGATCCTCGTCCTCGAGCCATCGCTTGTCAACGCCATAGGCGTAGCGCGTACGAATCCACTCGTCACGCTGAGCGGCCATCGTATGGCCAAAAGCTTGCAACCGCTCTCGGGTTTTCTCGGCTTCGTCTTCCGGGGAAATCTCTTCGATCTCTACGTCGATTTCTACTGGATCAGTTGGATCGATCATTTTTTACCTTTGTGCAGTTTAATAGCCCGTCTTGCTGTATCGCGCCGACATTGCCAAAATTACTGTTACCGAAGTGCCCGTACCAGCGGCTACTATTGGCCGAATAAAAGCCGGCATCTCATTGCAGCAATGGTTGGCTGCCGAGGTGTAAGCCATGTTTGCCGTGCCGCCACGCTGGGTCAGTGGATGCCAGTTCGTACCATTGTTGGAGCCTTGGAACGTGACCGTTGCTCCGCCGAATGTACCGAAAACCTGAATTGTTAGGTCAGACGCATACCCGGTTGAAATAGGGGCGCCGGTATCGTCAGTGGTTAAAGGCGTCCACGTAAAAAGAACCATGCCTGCTGCTGTATTGCGGTCCGATGTATTAGCAATGACTGCCATGATGCACTCCTGTGTTTAGGGTTAATAACCCATTTCTTGATCAAAAATGCCGAAGCTCGCCACTGGGGCGATTCGGTTTGTGCGTATTCTAGTCTCAGCTTCTTCCTGTGTCTTGGCGAATCGGCGCATCATCATGCCGTACCTAGTCGCTGACATCAGGTCATCCGTCATCTTGACGACCAATCCATCCTTACGGTGATACAGGCGAAACTCCTCAAACCAATCTTGCAAATGGGCAAACACCTTCAACCGTTGGGTCTGCATGCGTGCCAGCATCTCAGCTAGACCAGCCTCAACGCCGTTGCTGCCATCCTCAAACATTGCCCGATCTTTCATCAGGACAAGACCCTGATCGCGGTATTGCTTGGCCAGCTGTTCGCCGCTGCCTTTGTCACGTTGCAGGCCATCATGCGGCCAAGCAATAGGCACCCATTCGCCCCGAGCCCGGATGCTTGCCGCGTGCATGATGATCGACTGGTCTTTGACCCGGTAGCAATCGGTCACGTAGAGCACGTCATTGTCACGGTCCCACGCCATCCAGACCGCAGCGGTCGGGTGGTCGATACCGAAGTCAAGACCGATAACCCTTGGCCAATGCGGCGGGACCGGAAACGCTGTGACCTTGATACCCTCTTCAACAATCGGGAACACGCGTCCTGATCCCAGAATTGGAATACCCTTGGCCCGTGCTTCGCGCTCATGCTCTGGATAACCTGCAATGATCGCTTCGCGCTGCTCAGGCGTGTAGTGCTCAGCGTCCTCAATCGTCATCGTCGTAACGTGACTAGCCGCTGGCTTCTCAAGCAGGAACCGCTTAACCACTTCGGACATGCCGAGCAATGGCGTAAACGTCACAAAGACCTGACCGGCTGTTGCGTTCGTCCGTGTCAGGCCCTCAGAATAAATTGGGAGCGGTGGCTCTTCGTCAAACCATACAAGGTCAACGGTGTCGGCCTGCCACTTCGTGCGGCCCTGATCGTATGACAGGAACTGCACCACCGAGTCCTCACCGCAAACATGGCGGACCACAATGCTTGATACGGCGTCAGGCACACCCTGCTTCATGCTGGTGTCCTTGACACAATCGTGGGGTATTGCGCCAGTGCCCCACTCTTCCCGCATCTCTGGCGGGCCAAGCAAAAGCCGCTGCACACCCTTACGTGTCAGCTCAGCTGACTCTGATCCGACCATTGACCGGATCGCATACGGGTAGCGTTTACCCTTCCACCAATCAGGGTAACGACCGGTCAGGTGCATAGCGACCTCATACGCACCGGCCCATGTCTTACCAAGCTGATTGCCTGCCATGAACAACCGTTCACGGTAATCGGCGCCGGCGGTGTGGAACTCGACCTGCTTGGCGTATGCATGATAAGCGGCCAGCCTGTTACGTTTGGCCCGGATATCCTTTAAACGCAGCAACTCGTACAGCTCCCGCTTTTCCTCCGACGTCAGCAGCGTTGTGTCGATATCGGCCAAATTCATCTTATGGCCCGAGCAAGTAACATTGCCAGACGCTGATCAAGCTGTTCGCCTGTAAGCTCGAGACTGCCTGACATTTTGATTTCAACGGCTTTCAGCTTCGGCTGCGTGTAGCTTAATATCTCAGACAACATCCGCACCCGAACGTCGGCCTCGAGCTCGTACCGACGCGCTGGCTGGCCAGTATGCGGATCGATGACAACCTCGCCGTCCCCATTAACAATCGGCCGACCCTTGAGAATGCGTGCAAACTCAATCGCTGGATCGAGTCCCTCTTCGATCAATGCCTCAGAGACCGCAGTCAGATTAATTCTGAGCGGGTGCTTGATGCCTGAGCTTTTACGCATAGCATGCGCTCGTCCCGTCTTGGGACCAGCGTCTTCGAGGTCTTCAGGCGACGCCAAACGTGGCGGCGCTCCGTTTAATTCAGCGAGCCTTTTTGGCCTTGTTTTTACTTTTGCCATCTGTCATTGCCCCTCTCAACAAACCACCGTCATCATTCCTTGCGCTGATCGCCTTTGCCTTCGCACGGGCGTCCTCTTTACTGCTGGCACCCCACGCGTTCAGGCTAAGCAGTAAACGCGTTGGCTCACCGCCTTTGCGCTCAGGGCCGGGCATGTTCCCCATTCTTGCCAGAAACGATGCACGGCGCGGGTTGTCGCCAGCTTTGACGGGGGCTTTAAGACTCATGCCCTCCGCCTTTGCACTAGCCCGGCCTTTGGCGTTTAGGCCGCCGGTCGGTGACTTACCCTCCTTGCGCTGCCAAGCGGGGGTCTTCTTCACTTCGACCCCATCGCTTTGCGGATGATCCCCGTCTTGGCCTGAATGTTAGCGTACAGGCCGGCCGGCTTCATTCTTCTTCATCCAAGTCGGCGTCTTCCCGTTGCAAATCTTGAAGAATTTCTTCAGCTTCGCAAGTGCAAGGGCCGTCTGCATGAACGGCGCAATCTTCGGCGTGCATATTTACACCATGCCGTTAATGATGCCGCCAGAAAAGCCGGGCACGTTGCCGCTCTTCATGCCGCCTGTTTGCGCGGGCTGAGTTTCATTGGTGCCCGGCATTGGTACAGATACCTTGCCCGGGATTTCGCCTTTGCCTTGTTGCTGGTTGCTACCGACCGGTGCTCCGAGCGTAGAGCCCGGCATTGCTGCTGCGTTTTTCATCATTCCTCCTGCTGCGCGGATTAGATTACGGGATTTTGGGTTTGAATATTCTTGCATGGTAGTACTCCGATCAAGCCATCATGTTTGACTGCTTCGGCCGGTTGGCCGCTTCTTCATTCCAAGCCGCCTTGTAAGCTTCTGGCTTCTCAGTAGCTTGTTCTTCCGAGCTTTCGCCCCCTTCCTCGGCCAGCATGTTGTCAACGTAATCGCGGCACTCTGCCACGCTTTCGCAGACGTATGGCTGCTCCATCTCGTCTGAATCGACAGTGATCTTGCCGCTGTCTTCCATCGTAATCGTGATTGTTTTCGCCATTTATGGGCTCCAGATAGACAAAAAGCCACGTCAATGCGCGGCTTTTTTGCACGTTTTTCGCGGACGCGGGGGTGCCCAAAAATTATATGATTTCCATTTAGGCACGTCAAGCGTCAATTTTCAAGTAAATAGTGTTGTATTTATACAACAGTCAGGAAGTTAAGTCTAGGAAACATGCGGGTCTTTTAAAAATACAAAGGCTACCTTTTAAACATACAAAGTGACATTGACAGTGTCTGTCATCTATAGTTGAGGTGTTGGACAAGCAGTACCGCGAAGGATTCAGCGGGATACAAAAAGGAAACCACCGGAGTTCTGATCTAAGCGTAATGAGCGCAAGGGACCAACCGGCAGACCGCTAAGACCTAGTCCCCAAGACTAGCGAGTGCGAAGGAAACCAAAGGGCAGCGTGCTGTTCTTTGGCGGCGCAGCAGGCTGCCGACAAATGCTTGCACTTTAAAAGGGGTACGACATGTCTTTAGAAACACGGTATGAAATTTACGTGGTCCAAGCCACCTCGCTTGGCTGGGCTGTTAAATCGTTTGAAGAGTGGCTTAACTCGTAAGGAGAAACATTATGGAAATCATCATCCGCGCCAAAGACGTATACGGCGAACGCAAGTTTTACCCGATCTGCGAAACAGCAAAGCTGTTTGCAGCCATCGCAGGCACCAAGACCTTGACCGTGCCGGTTCTCGGCAACATCAAGGCAATGGGTTACAAGCTGACTATTGAAGTTACTGACTGGGAGGTTGTATGAGCAACGACTTAACAATGTACGGCGTAGACGACATGAAGGTTTATTTCGAAAACGCCAAGGCAAACATGACGTACAGATTCACTGGCGGTTTTATGATCGTGGCTGGCCTGATGTCTGATGCACAAGAACTGATGGCGTACGGCAACATTGAAGAAGCAAGGCAGACACTTAATCGCGCTAAATACTTGCAATTCAAAATTGCAGCCGGCGAAATGGAATTTAAAACCGAAAGGGTAGAAGCATGAAATACACAGTTGATTACTACGACGACGAAGATCGCCGGCCCTTCTGGGGCGTTACCGAATGGGTTGCAAACGAACTCGGTGGCGCGTCAGGCCGGTTACTTGAGAAGTGCTCGACCGAAGCCAGTGCAGAGTCGCTTGCCCGGGCTTACACAATGATCTATGCCTACTCCTACTGATGAGGCCGGGTGGTACCGGCCGAAACCGCTTACGGGCGGTCTGGGAAACCCCGCGCTGCGCGGATCGCAGTTATCAATAGGAGATTTATATGTCACATGAACTGACCACTAACGCTGATGGCCGCGTCGAATTTGCTTACTTGGCTTCCGACGGCACGCCTTGGCACGGCCTTGGAAAACCGATGGGCGACAATGCGACCATTGACCAATGGCGCGTTGACGCTGGCATGGACTGGCGTATCCAGCGCAGCGAGATTCGCTACGCTGTTAGCCGTGACATCAACGCAGACAGTTTAGTCAAGCTGCCTGACCAGCACGTCTTGTTTCGCTCAGACAACCTCGACCCGCTGGGTGTTGTTTCCAAGCGGTATCAAGTCGTCCAGCCGAATGAGGTGCTCGAGTTCTTCCGAGACATTGCCAAGGCGGGCGGTTTGGAATTGTCTGCAGCCGGTACGATTTACGGCGGCAAGCGTTTCTGGGCTACTGCAAAGATCGGCGAAGCATCACCGACGTCGTTGACTGACAAGATCGGCGGCTACTTGCTGATCAGCACCAGTGCAGACGGTAGCTTAGCTACTGAGGTTCGCCGCACGACGG